CTACACTCACAGCGGCGGCTTTCAGCTCAATGGGTAGTTTTCCAAGCATTTTATGAGCACCCATGGGAACGACCTAAACGTCACTCTGACCAATCTGCATTACAAAAAGATCCATAAGATTCACACCAGTGAGGGTGGTGGCAGTGCCACCAAGAACCGCTTGCAAAGTGTTATCAGGGATATTGATGATCGCGCAAGAAATAGCTTGCGCAGGAGAAGATGCAGCTGTATAATTTGAGTTAATGGAATGAGCAATCTGAGCTGCCTCATCCATAACCTCAGAACAATTGGTAGTGGTTCCCCACATTCCAGCAAAGCTCGAAACTGTAACAGCCGAGCCTGCTGAGTAGCAGACAAAATAGCGCCCAACCGACCCTAAAGGAAAGGTGATTGATGTACTAGTAATGACTAGTCCTATGTGGTCATAGAAACTTGTCTGCGACGTGCCAAAAGGCGTCGCAGCCGCCACACTTGTGGTTGAACCGTAGTGCGCTGTCTTAGCAAAAACATCAGTGGCAACACTGAGTATAGGTTTTCTTAATTCTACTTCATAAGAAACCCACAACTCACCACAATCAATGCCGGCAGAAGGTAAACCTTCTGTCGCTATAGAAGTGACACCAAGATCGTAAGTTTTCTGATCCTCTCCGGCAGGAACAGCGCCGCCGCGAACATACTGGACATTGTAAGGATTCTCCCTTGGATTGCACTCGATCGGATGACAAAAATCATTCGAAGGTTTAGCATCTGAAGAGAAGAACTCATTCAACATCACTTGCTTGTTCGGATAGCTAGCAGCTGTTGCTCGGTAGTTAGTCGCGATCATCACTGAGCCAAGCGCAGTGTTAGTGCTGGCGACACTCTGACCACTAGTGGAAATGTATTCGTAAACTATTCCTCTCCATGTATACTCTTGATACTGCTGAGCAATACCAGACAACCATGGAAAAGAAGTAGACAAACCAGGGTTCAACGCGAAAGTGTTGAACACATTAAACACGCTAGGAGTACCGGTGCCAGAATAAACATCAGTGATGTACTCTTTGTGTCGGACGATAATAGACTGACCAGTTTTGTGCATCATGGGTATGTTACCAGAGCCTTTAAACTGCGAGACTAAAGAGTTCTTAGTGACTGCATAATCACCAGAACCTAGCCAACGCGATAAAGAAGCTCCTAAACCAGTGCCTACATTAGCACCAGTATCGCCCATCCCAATCAAATTACCAGCCATTCGACCCCCAAGTCCACCTAAGTTCCTGAGGATACCGCCTAACATCGAGACTTCCTTCTTCGCCGGAGTGGGAGCAGCCTTCTTGGCTACACGCACTGCCGTTCTCTTTTTCGTCTTACTTTTCTTGACCATTATTACACGCAAATTTTTATTCTGTTTTAAAATTTTTGCTCCGCCCAACCAACCGCGCGAGTGACAGTTTAAAGTCTTGTCAAGGACGGGAAGGCATCACAGCTTAGTTGTCACACTCTGTTGAACACGAAGTTCTTCAGAACGCGCTAATCTCTCCTGTAACTCACGATGTTTCTTCTGGTCGAACAAAGGCTTCAGCTCGGCTGTAACCTTAGCTTTTTCGACTGCTTCAGTCAAGTTTTGAAGCTTAGCTGAAAGGCGGTCACGTTCGACTTGCATCTCTGCAATCTTAGCATCACCACTTTGAACAATTTCGGAGACCACAGTTGGGACCGCCAGTTTCTTGGCTTTCTTCTTTGCGTTCTTCCTCTGAGTCCTTGTGGGACCACTCACAGCAGGTTTGACACTAACGACGTTTGGTGTAACATCGGCGGACTTCTTTGCGAAGTCAACGTTGTCATCAATGTGGCAATAATCCAGATGTTCCGCCTCCAAATATATTGGATGCTTTGAAACTTCCGTTTCTAAACCCATGACTGTATTCCTGCAGTGTGCTTGAGAGGGGATATCAGATAGAGGAAACTTTATCGGGTCAATCAAGTTGATCGAAACATAAACGGAATGGAAAAAGTTGTACTTAACCGTGTCGAAACACCAATTCCACATATGTGAAATGAGTGCTTCTCCCCAGTTGTCGAACTTGGTCATTCTCAAACCATACCAATGCTTGGTGAACCTGAGAGGGAGCGGTGCTATTACGCCCGCAGCTATGACAAATTTATTACCGAAAAACTCACTGCCAACAACTGAGTCGTGAACTTCATAGTCATCTATGGACACACCAAAGTATTCATAAGTGTTAATGTAGTCTTGAACGTCAAGAAGAGAAGCATCGTACTTCATCTTCGTGTCATCCCCACCCGCCTTGAACACCATGGTCGACATCACGGCATCATCAGCCTCCATGAAATGGAGAACTGCATTATGCAACAAGATTTGAGCTATAGTGTTGATGGCAATAGTGAGGAGCGAACCGGGGTTCATGCGGCCATCACGAGTCTTGAGATAAACTGAACCATCAGTAGTATGTATCTCATACTTACCAAGATGCGAACGTATCTTACGCTCAGCGTCTTGATGCCACTCCTTCCACTCAGCGTCGGTACAAGTACCGCGCACAGCGAGTGAACGGATCACTTGAACTAGATGGTCAACTAGGTAATCCAACAACGAATTATCCCATTCGACCTTATCTAGATCAAGTATCTTTTCACCTTCATTAGTCTCAAACTCGCTTGCGAACCACCGGACGTCACCTTGCCGTAGTGGTGCGAAACCATAACAGCAGGGTGATTCGCGGTATTTCTCAACGAGTTCATGTAGAAAGTTACCAAAAATGGCATTCATCTGAACAGTGTCGCGAACGTCCTTAGCAAATATAATGCGTAGACGCTTTGCGAGAATCTTTTTGATTTTGTGAGGGTCAAGCTTGACACTTGCTTTATCAGCGAACTTATTGTCCCACGTGCGTAAAACTTCATCAGCAAAGTTTTCACTCGTGTGGAATGACTCTAGAACTTGCTCGTTCATAGTCTTACCTTCGCGCATATAATGCACGCCTGGACATTTACGGTCACCTACCCTATTAGAGTTTATGAGAGCGACGATGCGGTCCTTGGACTTCCAACCAGCATCTACACGAAAGCGATTCGCCTTCATCTGCTCAACAGTGTGGTGCACTGCATGAGCTAATGACGCGCTGCGCTTCGCTTTCATGTCAACAGGCACGCTATCGGCGTTCAAGGAGGATTGAGCAAAGACTTCGAAGTGGCTCAAAAGAGATTCCTTCTCAACCTGCGTGGAAATCCTCGGTATTTGGTAGGTTTCTGGTTTGAAACCTAACTCAACAGCTCGATCATTAAAAGTCTCCAACAAGTCAGTGACCTGTTGTGAGACCTTAACATTAGATATCATACCTACCTGACCATCGTTCCTAAGGTAATCCAATACCCCTGGAACGACAGATACCTGAAGTTGACTATCATCATGATCAGCTAATACTGATTCTTTCTGCACCAAGTTTACAGTCCTTGCACACTCCCTAAACAAACGACGCGAAGGGTCGGGCAGCTTCATCACTTCTTCGTACCCATGAACGTCAACAAAATCGTCAACATCTATGTACTCAGAATATTTCTGTCTCTGCACGTCCCAAACGTACACGTTGTCATCATCAGCATACAACTCTACGCGCTTGCCTTTCCATCTGACAATACCTTGCTCCTTCTCAAAAACAAGGTATTCATTCCAGTTAGTTCTACGTTCACGCTTCTTCCCTTGCTTACTCTCATCCCTAAGGGATTCGAGATTTGAGACGAAAGAATCTATGAATATAGAGTGCAGACCGTAGTTTTCGATCTTGCTACCGCCAAAATGTATGGCTACTACCTTCTTACCTACAGTGACTACACCGCCCGAAAACGAAGCGAGGGTGCTAGCCTTGTAGCATATGTGTTTGTGGTCATGGACGGTCGTTGGGACAACAGCACCCATAGAGATCTTAAAAAGATCATCTTCAAACCCAAATGTCGCAACCGTATCTTGCACGGCTGCATTGGCAAACTCGGCCGACTTGAAACCATAGGTCCCAAGAGGGGCTTCTCCCACACGAATAACTGCTAAGTCACCGGTGGAAGCAAAGCCTTCATAATCAACCTGATGAATGTTTGAAATATCCATCTTGCCTTTCACAATGCGTGCTACACACATTTCTTTCGACTGTGTGTCAAAGTACTGCATAACGTGATTAGCTGTGCAAAGGTAATTTTTATAGCGAAAACATAAGCCAACTCTGTGATAAACAGTGTCGCTCTTCTTCTCTAAAACAACTCCCAAACACTCAGGACTGACATTCGTAGGGTATAGATTATATCCAGCAATAGCCATCTCTTGAACAATCGTGTCGCCTAACTTGTAAGGTGAGACAAACACAGGAGGTGTGGTAACGACTGAAAGCATACGTGCGCGAACTAAGCGTAAGTACACTATTGCAATCGTAGCCACAAGACATGTTAGAAACAGCATAGAAACCAGTTGATCGGGGTCATGCAAATTCACATAAGTGAATTGACGCAACACGGAATAGATGAAAAAACACACAGCCAAAACGTCATGGTACAACAAACAATTACGTTTGACGTGCCCACAACATAATAGGACAAATGCGTACAATTCTGAAACTATAGCGTAAAACACAAACAAAAGACCTAAAGCAAAAATGAATTGGGTCGACCAATCGAATACGAATGGCATGTTAAGGAAAACAGGTTCAACTGATAATGCCTCAGCACGATCAGAAAACAACATAGTCAACAAAAACAGCGAAAGCCGTTTAGTGAAGACAGAACGAATTATAGAACGGTACTCGGTGTGCGTACGAGAGGTACGCTCACGCCACAGACGTAAGATTACGTCTGAAATCAAAGACGGCTTGCGCACTAACGGTACAACCTCATCGCCTTCAGGATAATACTCACAACCACGAAGCTCGTGAGGAACATCCCTAGAGGCGAACGTGGAATAACCATGTTCTGTGCAAGCC